AAAACCGCAGCGGCACAGTCGGAGGCCAACGCCGAGGCGTACAAAGAGGCCGCTGCCACGTCGGAGAGCAACGCCGCTGGCAGCGCTTCCGCCTCTGCCGGTTCCGCTGCCGCAGCCGCCCAGAGCGAGAACGCCGCGGCGGGAAGTGCCGCGGCAGCAGCCGGTTCGGCCAGCGTGGCGGAAAAGTCCAAAACGGCGGCGGCGACGTCGGAGAGCAACGCGGCCAAACATGAGGAAGCCGCCAAGAAAGCCTCCGATGAGGCCGGGGCCAAGGCGGGGACAGATAAGACCTTGAGCATTGAGAACGCACCGGCGGATGCGGCGGCGGTAAGAAAGCTGATCGAAGAATCACTTGCCGCTCAGCGTGCGGAGGATTACGCCAGAGTCAAATTCTGGGCCAGCAACGACCCCACCAGCCCGGCAAGCTTTATCGGCGGCACATGGGAGCGCGTCGAAGGTGAGTTTATCATGGGCGCTTCCAGTGCCTACCCTGTGGGCACCACCGGCGGCAGCGCCACCCACACACAGACTACTGCCGAAATGCCGAGCCACAACCACAGTGGCAGTACCGACAGCGCCGGTTCCCACAGCCACAGTGCATCCACCGACAGCGCAGGCTGGCATAGCCACAGCGGTACGACCAACAGTGCGGGTTCGCATAGCCATAATGTGAATGCTGAGTATAAGAGTGGCGGCGATGATGGCGAATCGTACCGTATTAGGGACTATGGAGCTTCCTGGGCTAATTATAAATTTACAACCAGTTCTGATGGTTCCCACACCCACAGCTTCAGCACGAACGGCACGGGAAGCCACAGCCATACCGTGAGCATCGGGGACGCTGGCGCTCACTCTCATACCGTGAGCATCGGCAGCACCGGCAGCGGGCAGGCAATGGACATCCTGAACCCTTACTATGCCCTGTACATCTGGGTGCGGGTGGATGATGCCGCATGAAAGGAGCGCACATGAAAATTATTGACGAGACTGGCATTGTGCTGACCACTGAGCCGGATCTGGAAGCGGGCTATCTGGTGGAAGATGTGGAAGTCATTCACCATGATGCCGTAGAGGGCACAGCTCCGCAGTGGCACAGAGAGACCGCAAAGCTGCCGGACGGCTCTCCCGCCATCTACTACCGGGATGGTAAAGAGATTGGCCGGGACATGGTGAAGATCATCGATGTGCCCGGTGTTGACCCTCAGCCCGCCTGGGATGAGGAAGTGCCGGTGATGCGGTACATCCGCTACACCGCCGAAGAGCTGGCTGCACAGGCTGAAGCCAAGAAAAAGGCAGAAGAAGCCGCTGCCGCCGAAGCGAAGAAAAAGGCAGAGCTGGAAACCGTGCCGGGCCGCATGGACGCTCTGGAAGCGGCAAACGACGACCTTGTGCTTATGATGGCCGATTTGATTGGAGGTTAAAATTATGAAAACGCTGAACAACCTGAAACTCCGCATCATGGTGCGGGCATTCCGCATCCGGCTGAACAACGGCGAAGCCTTTGAGGCAATCGCGGCGGATTACCCTGCCCTGACCGCTGACGACCTGGAAGCTATCCACGTCCAGCTGACCGAGAAGGAGGCGCAGAGCAATGGATGACCTGAAGGTGCGCATCACACTGGGTGACACGACCCTGGAGGGCACATTGGACGAGCTGCTCGAGAGCGGAACTTTCAAAATGGAGTATGACCAGGCAGGGCTTAACAAGATCGTGCAGGAAGCTGTTGCCCTACAGAGAGCTGAGTATCAGAAAGACCCGCAGCATTACCATGTGCATACCATGACCATGGACGAGCTACCGCATCATCCCTGCACAGCAAAACCGGGAGCGCATACATTCGGCAGTGAAATGTATGGGATTCGACATTTCAATGCATGGCCAATCTGCAGTGGAAAGCATGTCACGATTTGGCCCAATGATGACACCGGTACGAGTTGGCGAGTTTATGTGGGAGGCACTTTGAATACTGCAAAGGAGGCGCAGAGCAATGCCAAGAACAATACTTGACGTTTCCCGCTGGCAGGGCAGCATTGACTGGGACAAGGTCAAGAAAAGCGGCAAAATCGACGGCGTGATGCTGCGGGTGCTGGGCAGCAAGGGCGGCAAGCCCTACGTTGACCCGGCCTTCGAGCGCAACTATGCCGCGTGCACGGCGCGGGGCATCCCGGTGGGCGGTTACTACTACACCTGTGCGGTCACGCAGCGGCAGACGGAGGAGGAGCTGGCCGCCCTCAAAACAGCTCTCCGGGGCAAAACGTTCCAGCTGCCTCTTGCCATCGATGTGGAGGACCCCCGCCTGCGCTCCCTGGCCCCCGCAAAGCTTTCGGCCCTGGTGGCCGAAGCCGCTGCCCAACTCGAAGCGTGGGGGCTGTATGCAATGGTGTACGACATGGCAGCACTCGCTGCTTACGATCTGTGGATCGCGGACTACCGCGGCAAGCGCCCCACCCGTCGCCACGGCATGTGGCAGTACACAAGCAGCGGCAAGATCCCAGGCGTGAGCGGCCCGGTAGACCTGAGCGTGGCCTACAAGGACTATGCTGCCATCATCCAGCGGGCCGGGCTGGGGCAGGTCAGGGGGTGAGACCGATGTGGCAATGGATCGCCCAATATTGGGCAGAGTGGGCTTTCGGTCTGCTGGGCACCGCCGTCATCGCGGTGGTCATCAAGTACAAGGCTCTGCTGGACGGCGTGCTGGCCATCCTGCATGATCGTATCTATCAGGCGTGTCAGTATTACATCAAGCAGGGCAGCATTGACACTGGTGGACTGAAAAACCTCGAATACCTTTACAAAAGCTATCACGCACTGGGCGGCAACGGCACCGGCACAGAGCTGTACAACCGCGCCAAGGCATTACCCATCAAACAGGAGGACTGACCTATGATGAACCGAAAAATCCCCGCCGCGACCATCGCCCGCACTGTTGTGCTGGCACTGGCCCTCGTCAATCAGCTGCTGAGTGCAGCAGGCAAGCCGGTGCTGCCCATCGACAGCGCCAGCGTGGAGCAGTGGGTGACCGCTGGCCTGACCACCGCTGCCGCCATCTGGGCATGGTGGGAGAATAACTCCTTCACCCCTGAGGCCATCCACGCAGATGAGCTGCTGGATCAGATGCAGGGGAAGATCAAGTAAGATCCAATTACCGTACATAGCAGCAGCCCCGGGGAGCCTGATGGTTCCTCGGGGCTGAGTTTGTGTTTTCGACTTCTTTCGACAAAAGGCGTAGCATGATGGGCGAAAGGATGTGTTAGAATGACTGATACACAATTTGACCACTTGCTGCGCCCTCTGGGGATCATTCGCACAAAGAATGATTATTATACTCTCCGGCAGTGTATGACGCTGATTTGCACCAGGCCTGACCGGTTGCGAGCCTTGCAGAAGGAAGTTTATCTGCCTGTGGCGGAAGCTTCTGGTCATGCTTGGAGGGCTGTGGAGAGCGCTGTTCGCAGGACGGCAAAGCTGGCATGGAAAACTGACCTGGAAAAAGTGCAGGTGTTGGCGGGATACCCGCTGGATCATCGGCCAACGGCGGGACAGTTTTTGGAGATGCTGTATAATGCAGCGGATACTATGTACGAGAAAAAGTAAGATTTGAAAGAAGTATGTAGAAAGAATTGGGGGTGGCGTAAAGGGAAAAATTGTTCGAGTGAGAATGTGTCAGGTGGACCATTTAAATCCAACGATTTCACGTTAGAAATCGTTGGATTTTTTTGTTTATAGGCTGGCCTCAATTTGATTTTGACCACAATTTTGACCACAATGCCATAAAGAAAGTTTGGAGAACCATTCAAAGAAATGCTCTGAACAAAAACTGAATACGGTTATTTTGACATAGCAACGCTACTTATATAGAGCGAAGCACTACTTATAAATAGTGGTGTCAGGAATTGAGATTTTGTGATACCAAAAAAGACACCCTCGCTTTTGATAGGAATCTCATGCAGGGATGTCCATATCTCAACGCGAAGGTGTCTTAATAACGAGGGTCAGATACCACGGAAGGTAAAGGTGAACTCCACAGGCTTGGTCACATCAGGAATATACTCCGGGTGGACATTGGCACCCCAGCTGTCATCACCGCCGACGCCCATCTGCTCGCCGATGGCACGAATCACCGTGTAATG